TGGTAAGATGAGGGGCTGTGATAATACATCACAATAAGAATGGTAGCTATGTTGTCTATGATAAAGATGGAAAAGTTATTATAATCACACGCCGCAAAGACCACGCTATAGGGTACGCAAAGTCACTGATTAAGAAGAGTAATGGTAATTAAGGAAATAACATGGCTAAAACGCTAACAGAAAAGCAACAGCGATTCTTAGAGGTACTCTTTGATGAGGCTGGTGGCGATGCTGTAGCTGCTAAGAAGATGGCAGGTTACGATCCTGCGTCTAGCACTTCTGCTATTGTAGAGGCTCTCAAGGATGAGATAGGTGACAGAACACGTACCTACTTCGCTCGTACTGCTCCTAAGGCTGCTATGGCAATGGTAGGTGCTTTGTATGACCCTACAGAGCTAGGCATAAAAGAGAAGATGGTTGCAGCTAAGGACTTGCTAGATCGTGCAGGACTTGGTAAGGTAGACAAAATAGATGTAACATCTGGCGGAGGCATCTTCTATCTGCCACCAAAAGAAGGTTCAAACGAATAATACCTGAGAGAGATTTAGGGTTCTGGCAGTTACCACTACCTCCCAAGAACCACACAAAAGAATGGCACCCTATAGTTAAGATAACAAAGAGGATACCCTTTGGTTACAGGATAGATCCTGAGAACGACAGACTACTCTTACCCATTGAATCAGAACTTGAAGCTTTAGAGCTTGCAAAGCGTCACCTTAAGCAGTATAGTTATCGTGCAGTAGCACATTGGTTAAGTAAAGAGACTGGTAGAACCATAACGTTCACAGGGTTAAAGAAGAGAATTGAAGTTGAGCAGAAACGTAGAAAAGCAGTTGCAATTAAACGCAAGCTTGCCAAGTGGCTCCAAGAAACGCTTGAGCAAATCGAAAAGCTCGAAAGAAAAGGTGCAGGAGCCTACACAGAACCTGACAGAGACAGTTGAAGTAGCTGTTAAACCAGTTGTAGATACTGTACCTGCACAAGTTAAAGCAGCTGAGTATGATGTTGAGGAAGCTCAGCAGATAGTATTCAAGCCTAACCCTGGCCCACAGACAAACTTCCTTAGTGCGTCAGAACGTGAGGTACTTTATGGTGGAGCAGCTGGTGGGGGTAAGAGCTACGCCATGTTGGCTGACCCTCTACATGGATTGAATGACCCTAACTTCTCAGGTCTACTAGTAAGACACACTACAGAAGAACTAAGAGAACTTATACAAAAGAGTCAGGAGTTATATCCTCGTGCTATACCAGGAATTAAGTGGTCGGAACGTAAGTCTCAATGGACTTCTCCTCAGGGTGGAAGACTTTGGATGTCTTATCTTGATAAAGACACGGATGTCACACGCTACCAAGGTCAGGCTTTTAACTGGATTGGGTTCGATGAGCTTACCCAATGGTCTAGCCCTTACGCTTGGGATTATATGAGATCACGCTTAAGATCTGCACACGCATCAGATCTTGGGCTATACATGAGAGCTACAACAAACCCTGGAGGGAGCGGCCATGCTTGGGTTAAAAAGATGTTTATTGACCCTGCAATCAGTGGTCAGTCGTTTTGGGCAACTAATATTGAAACAGGCGACACGATTACTTTCCCTAAAGGGCATAGTAAAGAAGGTATACCACTATTTAAACGCCGCTTTATTCCAGCCTCTCTATTTGACAATCCGTACTTATCTGACGCTGGCGACTATGAAGCAATGCTTCTCTCGCTTCCAGAGCATCAGCGTAAGCAGCTACTTGAAGGTAACTGGGATGTTAATGAGGGTGCTGCCTTTCCAGAGTTTGACAGAAAAGTACATGTCGTGGACGCATTCGAGATCCCTGACTCTTGGGCAAAGTTTAGGGCTTGCGATTACGGTTATGGTAGCTACACTGGTGTTCTGTGGTTTGCTGTAGCACCTGATGAACAAGTAATTGTGTACCGTGAGATGTATGTCTCCAAAGTTACAGCTTCTGATCTAGCAGATTTAATCTTGGAAGCAGAGGCAAAAGATGGTACAATGAGATACGGGGTGCTCGACAGTTCTTTATGGCACAACCGTGGCGACACTGGGCCTAGCTTGGCAGAGCAGATGAATCAAAAAGGGTGCCGCTGGCGTCCGTCTGACAGGTCAAGAGGTTCACGTGTCGCAGGTAAGAACGAGATACATAGACGGTTAAAGGTGGATGAGTTCACTGAGAAGCCTCAACTAGTATTTATGGATAACTGTACAAACACTATTGCACAGATACCTAGTATTCCTCTGGACAAGCGAAACCCAGAAGATGTTGATACTCATGCAGAGGATCACTTATATGACGCTCTAAGATATGGAATCATGACACGTCCACGTAGCAGCATATGGGATTACAACCCAGCAAAACAACGCACTGGCTTTCAGGCTAGTGATCCATCATTCGGGTATTGATAATGGCAGAACAAGAAGAAATGTTTGAAACAGATGATGTCGTAGCTGCAGAAGACAGTACTGACAGTATCTTTGAGACTAAATCAAGTGTAGTAGCTTTTGTAGAAGAGCGCTACAAACGTGCTGAGGACTCTCGCTTTGCTGATGAGGAACGCTGGTTACGTGCTTATCGTAACTATCGTGGCTTGTATGGCAAGGATGTACAGTTCACTGACACTGAGAAGTCTCGTGTATTTGTTAAGGTCACTAAGACTAAAACACTTGCAGCATACGGTCAGATCGTAGACGTACTATTCGGTAATAACAAGTTTCCTCTGTCTGTAAACCCTTCTGTGCTTCCTGATGGAGTATCTGAGTCGGTACACATTAATGTTGATCCTAATGCTGCAGCTGCTGGTGATGCACTAAAGCCTGTAACACAGCAAGGCAAAGCACAACCATACTTACTTGATGGCAACACTAAGCTAGAACCAGGTGAGACTTTAGCAGATCTGTCTAAGCGTCTTGGCCCACTATCTAGTAAGCTAGAAGCAGTATCAGATAAGATCATTGAGGGTGATGGTACTACTCCTACTACCGTTACATTCCATCCTGCTATGATTGCAGCTAAGAAGATGGAAAAGAAGATCCATGATCAGCTTCAAGAGTCTGGTGCTTCTACGCATCTACGCTCTATGGCATTTGAGATGGCTCTACTTGGCACGGGTGTCATGAAAGGCCCGTTTGCTGTAGATAAGGAATACCCTAACTGGGATGATCAGGGTGAGTATGACCCTCTTGTAAAGACTGTTCCTGAGTGTAGTCATGTTTCTATATGGGACTTCTATCCTGACCCAGAAGCTAAGTCTATGAATGATGCAGAGTATGTGGTTGAGCGTCATAAGATGTCTCGCACACAGCTACGCTCACTAAAGACCCGTCCTTACTTTATGTCTGATTCAATCGGTATGGCTATTGATAAAGGCCCTAGCTACATTCAGAAGTACTGGGAAATGACTATGGAGGATGACGATACACAGCCAGCCTCTGAGCGTTGGGAAGTTCTAGAGTTCTGGGGCTTTGTTGATACATCCGTACTTGAAGAGCATGGAGTAGTTATCCCTAAGTCATTGAAAGACTTGGACGAAGTAAACTGTAACGTTTGGATCTGTAATGGTGAAGTACTCCGTTTTGTACTCAACCCATTCAAACCTACACGTATTCCTTACTATTCAGTACCTTATGAACATAACCCCTACAGCTTCTTTGGTGTAGGTATTGCTGAGAACATGGATGATACACAGACATTGATGAATGGCTTTATGCGTATGGCTATTGATAATGCTGCACTATCTGGTAACCTCATCATTGAAGTAGATGAGACTAACATGGTTCCAGGCCAAGACTTATCTGTGTACCCAGGCAAGGTCTTTCGGAGACAGGGGGGTGCACCTGGACAAGGAATCTTTGGCACCAAGTTCCCTAACGTAGCACAAGAGAACATGCAACTATTTGATAAGGCACGTGTATTAGCTGATGAGTCTACTGGATTTCCTTCTTTTGCTCATGGTCAAACTGGCGTATCAGGTGTTGGTCGTACAGCTTCTGGCATTAGTATGCTTATGTCTGCTGCTAATGGTTCTATTCGTACTGTGGTTAAGAATGTAGATGACTATCTGATTCGTCCCCTAGGTAAAGCTTTCTTCTCATTCAACATGCAGTTTGACTTTGATGAGAAGATTCGTGGTGACTTAGAGGTACACGCCTCAGGTACTGAAAGCTTAATGGCTAACGAAGTACGATCACAGCGCTTGATGCAGTTCTTGCAGGTTGCACAGAACCCAGTACTAGCTCCCTTTGCTAAGATGGATTATATCATTCGTGAGATTGCTAAGTCTATGGATCTTGACCCAGACAAGGTTACTAACTCCATGCAGGATGCAGCTATACAGGCTGAGATCCTCAAAGGCTTTCAGGCTCCCGTACAGCCTCCTGCAGGGCCAGAAGGTGTAAACATGCCTCAAGGTAGCCCAGCGCCAGAAGGACAGGCTCCACAGGGCGTACAGGACACCTCAGGTGGTGGTGGCTCTCAGATAGGCATTGGCACAGCACCTACACCAGGTGAGCAAGGGTTCACTGGCAATGTCGCTTAAGAGCTTTGTAAACGATAAAACTACATGGGAAGCGTTCCTCGTTGAGATTGAGGAGCGCATCTCAGGAAACCATAGAAGTATGGAGGGTCTCTCAGATACTGCTGAGATCTACCGCCACCAAGGTGCTATCAAAGCGCTGAGACAACTTAAGTATTTGAGGGACTATGTGAATGGCAATAAATGATCAAATGGACATGGCTTTCGGTGAACAGCCAGACGTAGACCCTGTAAGCGGCAATGAAATACCTATAGGCTCAACTGCTGAAGAAGTACGTGATGACATCCCTGCTCAACTGAGTGAGGGTGAGTATGTCGTACCTGCTGATGTAGTACGTTTCTTTGGCGTTAAGTTCTTTGAGGATATTCGTGCAGAAGCTAAGCAAGGCTTTGCTGCTATGGAAGCTAATGGACGTATTGGTGGTGAACCTGTTGGCATGGAGATGGGTGGTGACGAACTTCCGTTTGACATAGCTGAGCTACAGATAGTTGATGATGGTACAGAAGAACAGCCCATGATGAATGAGGGTGGTTACATATCTGGTTATGCTCCTGGTGGCTTAGTTGATACAGGTGAC